TCAAGCGCGGTGGACAAGTCCTCGAAGGACGTGACTACCGGCGAGTGAGCCATGTGACCGGGCGTCACGTTCTTCATCCCCGGTCTAGGTTCTTCCTCTCCGCCAATCTTGATCGGCGGCGGTTCCGGTGGAGCAATGGCGTGGGTTCTCGGGGCAACGCTGTTGCCGTTCACGTCCTGCTGCAGAATCTCCTGCCTTAGTCCAGCGTCCTCTCTGGCTTTATTGACCGCATCCCATGGAGCCGTTCCGTTGCGCCGGTAAATCTCCTCGAGATTGTTTGCGGCGTGGAGAACTTCAGGCGAGGGGCGGAAAACGCCATGAACGACCACTCCGGCCTTGGAGACGCCGTGAGCGATCAGCATGGTCGCCGCCGCAGTCACGAAGTCCTGCGCGTCCGGCATACGATGATTGATCGCGGCCCCAGTCCCTACACCCGCAACGGTAGCGCCGCCGATTCCCCCAACCGTGGCGGCGACGGGCTTGGCCCCGACCTCCGCAAGCTTCCCTGCAATCGGTCCAGCCAATCCGAAGGGCGCGTTCTCCGCACCCGATTTCAGCGTGCGGATTGTGCTTGCGCCGACGACATGAAGGAAGTCGCTGACGCTATGGATTTGTCCGCGATTGTAGGAATCGAGAAGGACTTCCCTAGTGCCCTGCGATGCGATCCCCATGCCGGCCGCACCGGCAACGGCCCCGACAACCTCAGAGGCCCCGGTCTCGCCAACACCGGGAACCGCAGCACCCGCCGCCGCGCCGCCGAAGAATCCTAGAACGTCGGTGCCGATGTCGCCCGCCGTCTGTCCCGCAGCCATCGCGAGATTGTTGAGCAGGCCGTGACCGGGCTGAACCTGGAACGCTTTGTTTGGATCTTCACCCCTCGCCATGTGAGTAGCGATACCGGCGACCGACGTTCCCCATCCCGCCTCGAACGCGGCCAGAGGACCATGGGCTTCGGTAACCCCCGACTGGCGGACATTGTTGGCGACGTAGTTGGAGACTTCCGGGGAATGCGGGTCGGTGACTCCCCAATGCGCCTCAACGTCCTGAACCGAGAAGCCCGCATCCAGAAGCTTCTGAGTTGTTCGTCTTTGGTAGTCGGCGACCTCCTGGTCTGAAAAACCAGCCGCATGTAGTTTTGCTATGTCGGCAGCGCCGGGAGCGATGGGTTGAGTCTTGGCCTGCCCTAACGTCCTGTCATCGTGGAGATGGCCGGTGAACGTATCGACGAGGTAATCCGCAACCCCTGCGGCGGGGTTAAGCGTGTTCAGCAGACCCTTGACTGCGTTTGCGACTGGCGCGTCGGGCATTAGCCGCCCGTTCGCTTGAGATAGGCGTCAGTGGATTCGTTTGCTCCGCGTGGAGGGGCCTGTCTTACCCCACCCGGAGGGGCGACAATCGGCTGCGGCTTGCCCGAGGAAATGGACTGGATAACCGACTTCAGCCCAGCCTTGCCGTCCTGCACCTGATACTGGGGAATGAAGTGATAGAGCCCCCTCGGGTTACGGGGGTCCGTCATCATCGTGAGCGCGTGCTCCGGATCATACCCGGCGGCGATCATCTGCTTCAGCTTCTGGGTCGCATCCCACGAGAAGTAGGAGAAGTTCTGAACGCCGGTCTGATCCATGTTCCCAAGCATGGGGTTGGACTTGTCGATCATCGGTTTGATGCGGGCCAGCCACTCGTTCAGTTCAGTGAAGGCATGGACCGCCTTCGGGCTCGACTGCTTGCTGTCCACCGCCGAGGTTCTGAGGAAGTGATAATCCTCCTCTGCTAACTTTCCCTGAGCATACGCCTTATCGACTTCCGTAGTGGTGAGCGGGTTTGCGCTGGACCCAATCTCCGATGATAGCTGAACGAACGTGCCGTGATCGGTGACCGTCTCTTTGCCCGCAAGCTTGTCCTGCGTTGCGGTGTGCATCGCATTCAGGAGGGCTTCGATCTTCTCCGGGTGCTGTTTGGCTCCCGGCATTTGTGCCGCCCTTTGAACAGCCTCAAGCGCCTCGGGGGTGACAGCCATCGTAACACCACCCGCCCCGTTATCCTGAAATAATGAGGTCTCGATCGGCAGAAGGGCCGCGTCGAAGTCGTCGGAGTCCTTCTTGCGCTGCGCGGCGTCGGCTGTGTTGAACAACTCCTTGCCCTGCCGAACCGCTTCATCACGGAGGGTGGTTAGAGCGGACTGTTGTTCAGGCGAGAGGTATTGAAATCCTACCTGGTTCGCGATGTCCTTATCCAGTTGGTCTTTCGCCGGGGACTTGGTTTCGTCACCCGTTTCGGCAACCTGGTTCTTGATGCTTTCGGCCACCCCCCGATATCGGGAGATGACGAGCTGAGGCAGGTATTCGCCTTTGAGCTCCGTCGCGACACGCTCTCTCGTGGCAACATCGGGGATGCTCATCGTCATCCCATCGACCGCATCGTTCATTGTGCCGATGGAGCGGGTGAGGTTGCCTTCCGATGGGTCGGTGATCAGGCCCGCGCCGAGAGTATTACCAGTCTGCTTGGCGTTATCCACTACATGCGCGGTGTCCATTTCGGACTGTCCAGCCTGAACGTAGTTGAACGTCTCCTTGTAGATGTCGTTGCCGAGCGTGCTGGCAAGCATCTTCCCGTGGTCGGTGCTTGCGCCGCCCTGCCACTTCTCGATGATCGGTTGCACTTCCGCCATGAAGCGGTCGCCGAAGTGCGGATCGTTCCTGTTTTCCGGAAGCGCGCTTTCGGCCTCATATCTCTGCCTCAGATTGAGCTGCATCTGTGTGCCGGTCTTGTAGAGCTCGCTACTCTCCATGACGGCCATGTGGTTTTGAACGGCGTCGGCAACGCCTTTCACATCGTCCGCTAACTGATGATAGAACAGCCCGATCCTTCGCCCCGCGACCTCGGCTGCCTGTATGCCACGGTCGGTAGGTTCTAGGTTCGACTGCGCGTTATATTCTACTATGTTCGGCACGGCCTACACCTTCCCTTCGACAAGGGTTTTCAGCTCGGCGTGCATCTCCCTGATCTCCGCGAACTCACCCATGATCATCTCATGGTCCTGTTCGGCCCGCGCTTCAGACTTGGCCCCCAGCAGGTTCTGCCCGACCATGATTATCGGGAGCAGGACCAACTGAAAGCAGTTTGAGACGTAGAGGATATTCGCCTGATAGGCCGGGAACATCAGCGGCAGGAGACAGAGCACGAAGAAGGTGTAGAAGCACCACACCGTCCCCGCCGCCAAGGTCATGCGCAGCGCCAGCCAGTTGTTCAGCTTTGTCATAGAAACGGAATGATCGCTGCGGCGGCCTTGAAGACTCCGCCTATGATGTCCCCGGTCCCCGCGTCCTTAGCGGCGGTCGCCATGCCCTTGAACTGCGCCGCCTGCTCCTCGTAGCCGGTGACGTTGATCTGGGTCTGCTCGTTGACAATCGCCTTTTCCAGCGATCCCTGAGAAATGCTTGAGCGAAGAACGTCCTGCGCGCTTCCGCTCTCCGCTAGTCCGGCTCCGGCGTATTGCGCCTTCTGCGCTCCAAGGGTCCTGTAGATCGCGCGCTCGGTCTGGAACGACTTGATCTGCCCCGCCTCTTCCGAAACGACAGCGTTCTGCTGAGCGTATTTCGCGGCCTGACTATAAGCCTTTCCTTCAGCGTAATCGCCAAGTCCAGCGAAGATGCCGGAGAATAAATCTCCGACACCGCCAGCGATTTTCCCCGCACCCCCCGCACTGATCCCACCCATCAGACGTTCTCGTTAGTCTTGTGTTGAAGCTCTACTGCAACAACCGTGCACGGATATGGACGGCAGACTTCCCAACACCACATGTTATCATAATTTGAGTTCGCGTCTACTGTTGACCAGTAAATACCGGAGAACGTTTCTGTTAGCGGAATACTTACAGTTCCGCCCATTGACTTGAAGTCGCACGTCCGCATCGTCAGGAAGTCTACCCCGACCTTCACTCCCTGAGCGTCGTTGAACAGAACCCCCGAAGATGTAGCCCTACGATACTTGCCGAGCGACGGCCCGGTCTGTGTCATGCTCTCGTTGGGCGTGACGGGCCTTAGTATCTGCCCCTGGCTGCAATAGGTGTGGCCGATCAGGAACGGCGCGCAATAGGTCTTTGCGAACGACAGCTTCATGAATGGCGGAGTGGCGGCGGGGATCGTTCCTCCCGGCTCTCCGTCCGCCTTCTTCATCCGGTTGGCAAAATTGGGATCGAACTGGCAGAAGAACGCCGTCTTGTTGTCGGCAGAGGTGCTTCCCCCTGACCACCAGAAGCTATTCGTTACAGGGTCGTAAATCCCCGAATCCCACAGGGGGATATATTCGTCCGGGTTGTACCCGGTGGCCATCGAAACCGCGACAGCGGGAGTATCTGCAACCGAACCGTACTGGTCGCTCGCCTTGGGGGCATAGTCTGGATACCGGTCGTCCCATCCCTGCTCATCGATCACCTGAAGTACGGTGGGAGCGCTTCCGTAGACGAACTGGTACTCGACAAGAACTATCCTCGACGCGGCTCCCCGAACTCCATTCTGCATCTTCTGGCAGACGAAGAAGAACCACCGCTTCGTGTAGTCCATTGTGCTGTAATTATAGTCGGACTGGCCGAGGTAGTTGTTGACCTCGAACGCATCCGTGACCGCGTAAGCTGCTCCGTTGATGTCCGTCGATACCCAGTCCGAAGTCATATACCCCGTAACAAAGGCGGAGTGGTGATCGAATGTCGGGGTTCCAGACGGGCCATGAACGTAGGTGCAAGACCATTTCATCAAGGCTGGATCTGATGAACCGTGCTCGACGGGGAAGAACTTCTCGATCAGCACCAAGTCGTCGGTAACGGGAAGGTACATCGGAATGACCGATGGGCTCGTGATCGCCACGGAATCGTCACCCCTCGCGAGGGTATAACCCGTTTCCGAATTTGGCCCGGTACTCGATGACCACGGAGTTATGTTGGTAAACCCTCCACCAACGGCAGCACTCGGATAATTTGCCGCAGTCGGGGGGCTGAACCTGTAGAGGGTGAAGCTCTTTCCCCCCGACGGGGTGCAGGAGAAGAGGTACATGTTCCCCGAGTGATCGAAGACCTCACGGTTGTAGGCGGTGTAGAACCCGTTATCCGCCTGACCAAGAACCGGGAGGATCGGGTAGTCATACGTGGCGTAAATGAGGAGATAGTCAGCCGTGATCTCGGCTGCGGTAATGTCCTTTGGAACCAGGTACAGATAGGTGTTGGGCGCTGTCCCGCTGACAAGATCGATCTCTCTGGCGAACGACCACGGCTTCGTCGCCCCGTTATTGGTGAAGCCGACAATCATTACGTCATTGTTCGTTGCCTTCTGCGGGACCAGAGGAGAGATGATCTGGGAATAGTTATCCTGCGCACGAAAGCAGTAGAGTTCGCACGACTGCGAATTGACCCAGAAGTTGGCGGTGTACGGGTCGGTCATTCCCGGCCCGTTGGAGTTTATATGGTTGCCGTGGGAATCGGTCGTGTACCCGGCTGAGAAGTCGAGCGTAGCCCGCCGGTACGTCCCATCGCTTCCCCCGATCCCCGAAGGAACGACGTTAGCGCTACTGTAATTCTCGTAGAACGATACTTGGCCGGTATCGATGTTCTTCTGGCAAACCCATGAGTTCTTCCGGGTCTGAGCGGAGAGAGTGCCATTAACGGCAACCAGAAACTCACCATCCCAAAGAGGATGGCCGGTGGTATTCGTCAGCGGGGAAGACGGGGTGAACTCGCAATACATGTACATGAGGTTGCGGTTCACAGCGTCCCACTGGACACCCTGAAAGTTCTGGTCGGTCATGATGTAGACGTTCGAGTAACTGGATAGTCCGTCGATGTAGGCTACGCGCGTCGGGTCGTAATTCTCTTCCGCCGACATCACAAAAACATGCGCCGCCGTTGCCTCTGTTCCGACAATATCCGTCGAGAGAGACGTGCAGCCGAGAGCGGTTACGTCCTCAAGTCTGGAGTCCGTAAACAGGGACGTTCCAACGTTCAGCGGAACGTCCAGCGTTCCTCCCAAGGTTACGGTGAAGTCGCCACAATCGACGCCCGCAGCCCAGACAGAAACGGTCTCCCCGGCTATGTACCAGAGGCCGTAGATGCGGATGACATCGACACCATCGACGGTGAGCTTTTCCGCTGCCGCAGCATTCAACCCGCCGTCAAGATACCATGCACTCAGGAGGTCGTCGGAATCATCCCAGAGCGTCTGAAGGAACTCGACAAAGCAAAAGCCCGTGTCGGGGTCCTGAGTGACAAGAGAGAGGGTGTCCGTCTCCCCTCCGTTAGCCGGTCCACCCTGGATCGAGATGACGTTGCGACCAGTGCCTAACTGGTGACGGTGCCAGCCATTGAACTCGATTGGCTTAATGGGATCGTCATGCTTGTAGGTGCAGCCAATCAGTCCGCCATTGTTGAGACGAGCCCAGATGACGGGGGTGAGCTCACGCATGTAGGCGAGTTCAGCCACCCCGCTTACGGTCAGGTGCTTTGAACGAAGAGTGAGGTTGTCGGCGACGAACTTCTGCGTGAAGTAGTTCGCCATATATTCGTAGACCTTGCGCCCGTCGCGCTGAACGAACACCGTAACCCGGTCGATCTTGATGGCCGGCGTATTGATACTCCCGTAGTGCGTCATCTCGCGGGTGGCGATCGAAGTGGGAGTTATGGGTTCTCCGCCACCCGAGGATGAGATGATCCATTCCCCGCTTTGAGTCCCCGCGAGGACACCCTGCTCGTCAGGAAGCATCCACAGGAAGTTCTCGACTTCCTTGGCGTTCAGGGTCCCGGAGATTCCATTATTGTCGGCAACGGTTCCGTCTAATCCGGTAGGCGCAAAATTTATGTAGCCGTTCGTCGAGAAATCGTTTGAAACACAGGCGTCGAAGCGGTTCTTTGCAGCCCCGCCCAACCACACCCTGCCCTGGTAATAGGCACCACATGACGGATAGCCGGTAGTATCGGAGTAGGCGCCGAGCTGCCACGCGACGGCAGCATTGGTATAGAGTAAATTTCCGCTGGCCGTATTGTCTGGGTAGGTTACAGTAGAAGCCAGAGTTCCGACGAACGCGGTAGGTGACGAGATGGACGAGATCGTACCCCACGTCCACGCCGCCGCAGTGGGATCGATAACCCAGTTCGTTCCATTGTCGGTGCTGGGCTGGACTCCGGTAGAGGATTGAACGGCTTTCCAGTAGGTCCCCGCCTCCTTGACCAGATTGCCCGCCGTGTAGGCCGTCCCGGAGGCCCACGCGAGAGGTTCCGAGAAGAAGCGGAACTGCCTTCCAACATCTGAAGACAGAAATCCCTTGCCGCTATTTACGCTGGTAGTCGCCGAAACCGTGAACGTGATCGATCCGGAAGTAGCGTTTGGGGTCAGAGTCGAGCCGTCAGATGGAAAATCGAGGTATGGCCCATCGTGGAAAACCACGTCCGTCAGTGCCGCCGTCGAAAACACCCCATCGGAGTTGGTGGTGATCGTGAGCTTCTTCGGCTTGTAACTATTGTGCAAAAGCAGCGCATCGGCCCCGTCCTGAACAATGCGTACCTGCTGTAGATCAGCTTCGGCGTAAGAGGTGGTAAGCTCAAAAATCTTGTAGACGACAAGGCCGGTGATATTGGCAAAGGTGATCAGCGATCCGTCGATCACAGTTCCCGTCAAGGCATCGGAAAGGCTGAAGTCATTTACGCCGATAACAGTGACAGAAAGCTGCCGTCCGAGTATCTGGTCTATGCCTGCATAGGTTGTCGCGCCCTCAAGCGTGCAGATGACCTGATCGCCGGTCGAATATCCGTGACCCGGAACATAGAAGTCGGCGGGATCGTCGGTGGAAATATCCGCGACATCAAGTCCAGGCTCCGTAACCAACTGGGCTCCGGCCCGCCACAGTCTTAGGTATCCAGCCGTCAGTTCTATGTCGTAAGGCTGGGCCTCATCGACGTGATATTCCCTAAGAACGCCGTAGGAACCATTCCGGGTGACACCACCCATGCGAGTACCCGAACGACGGGGAGCGGCACCCTCTTCGATCGGGATCACATTCAAACATACGTTTAAGCCCGTCCTGTAGTCTTCCCGGTCGAAGCGGCCCTGCATTTGCGGAGACCATTCCCCACCCAGGAAGCTTGTTTGAGCGAACGAAGCGGCCCCCATGTCAGAGCCTGCACGTGATATAATCGTCCAGTGGAGGCTCCACGGAACCGGTCTCGATTCCGTTGACGTTGCGGGCGTCCCCCATCATGGTCTTGTAGATCTGGCTGATCGTTCCGAGCTTGGAATCCGACTGCGTAAGCGGCTCGCAAATCTCCAGACCTATTCTTGCAGCAAGGCCCTCGCAGAACATCGGGTCCATTTGGCTAACGTCCTGAATGTCAGCTACCGACCTTAGGATAATGACCTGACTATCCGAGGTCGTGATGTAGTCACCCTCGAAAATCCAATCGTCGTAAGGAAGGCCAGACGGTGCCCCGAGATAGGAGGCCACACCCTGCTTTGGGTCCTGCGGCGCTTCCCTCAGAAACCCATACGGAAGACGGAACACGTTGCGGCTCGCCGATTGGTCCCGAGGCCCCGCGTCAATCGGATACTGGAACCGCTGATATCGGACGGTGGCGTTGATCTGGAGCCAGCCCTGTCCGATCTGGGTCGCCGCCTGATTGGTGACCGGAACGGCGGTCCAATAGGTGTCCTCAGACGGCGTGTTATTGGTGTTGAGATCGACCTTCGACTGCCACGTGGAACTGGAATAGGATACCGTGTCGCCGATGTTGTAGGTTATAGTCGAGTCCCACGCTATCGCTCCCGCCGTGGGATCGTCGGCTGTCCCCGATATCAGGCATTGGTAGACGTTCACCGTCCCGGCCACGACGTTATAGACAAGCTCCCCGGCGTAATACTGGGTCGTGGAGTCGTATTTCGTGACGGTCTGCGGGCCGAAGTAGACCGTCCAATAGGCTTCATCCGGGCTACCTGGCGGCGTGTTCGCAGGCACGTATTGCGCTGCGAAGTAGAAGGTATTGTTGTAGGTGATAATGGAACCCTGCGGGTAGACCGCAGTGGAACTCCACGAAGCAGGAACGAGGAACATCGTGCTCTCGTCCACCGCCCTTAAAGCGGCCTTCCTTACCGAGAAGCGCCAGACGTTGCGGCGCAGCTCGGCAACCCTCAGCTTGTCATAGACAGCGTTCGTATATTGAGCGC